GCTCTATTGGGTAGGCAGCCGAAGAACTGAAATAAACCACATAGGGCTGCTCAGTAACCATGCACCAATTAGCAAACTCAGCATCAATGGCAAGATCTACAGCTAGGCTTAAAGGTGCATTTTCTATCTGTTGTCTGCCACCTACAATAGCTGCAAGGTGTATGACTAGATCATATTGTTTTTTTTCTAGTTTAAAAAAATCTCTGCAATCGGTACCATTCTTAAGATCTACTAAAGTCAATTGTGCATAAGGTAAAGCTCTCCTAAATGCTCTACCAACAAAGCCATGTGATCCTGTAATTAAGATGTTCATTTACAAATCCACATCTGAAAGTTATACACACCGCCGGGAAACTCTAACAAAAAATACTGAACTGGATCAAAACCTGTATCTAATAACATTTGTTTTACATCATCCGCATCCCAACCCCAATAATGCTCAATATTGTCAGTGTTAGTTTCACCGCATGGCGTACTAATAAACAAATACTTAGTTTTAGCTCTTATAGATTTTAATGTGCTATCGGGGTCATCTAAATGCTCTAAAGTTTCTGAACAGATAAACAAATCAACATTCGGGATGTCTTTAACTATGTCATCAATATGTCCAGTCAATTTATACCCCGGTGCTAAGTCTCCTATGTATTTTGTATCAGCATCTAAAGAGTTAATAATTGTGGCATCACCGGCTGATAAATCTGCAATAGAATTGTATTTACTAAAAGCTTTCAGTAATTCTATACTTTTATTGACTCTGCCAATGTGATCAAGAAATTGAGTGTGTTGATGAGGTTTTGCATAAATGTCTGCTAATTGCTTTTGTGAGTGCGCCGGTCTGAATCTAATTCTCATTTTAATTTATGAACAAGATCTGCATACTCTTGTGATCTCAAATATTTCTGTAGAGTCAATAGATCCTCTTCATACCATTTAGGTTGATTGACCCTGGCATAACCCTCATCCATCTCAGCTTTACCAGCCACAGGATGCAGATGCTCAATAATTATCTCTGGTAGATATATAAGACAATCCAAGTCAATGCCTAATTGTTTTACAAAGTTATCAAAATACAAATGCTTGCAGCCCGGAAAGGTCATGCCTCTCAGCTCTTCAACAATATCCCGGGTCATTGCATAAGCTGTAGGCAGGTTTTGACCCTGTAGCAGGTCATCACCATAGGCAATGCCTGTTTTACCCATTAACGCTTTTTGTAAAGCTTTGTCCCAATCAGTCGATCTAGGCAGGTGATCATCACCCATGAAGATGTACAAATCATAAAAAGGGTAGTTAGCAAAATCAAGTAAAAGCTCTGCAGCACTATTAAGAGCGTGCGCACAACCACCTGTTTTATTTTCTGCAGGTAGGCAAACATAAGAGTCATCTTTTGCATACTCATTCCATTTAGGATCATCATTATCTATAACAGCATAAAGATCTGCACTTGCATTTGTGCCAACAAAGGATGCAGCTAATCTAGCCATGTTTTCAGGTCTGCCCCTAGTTGGCACTATTACGCAGGTCTTCATGAGAGAAGGGTATGCAGGTTAGTTTTTAGTTATTAGGATTTCATAGAGCGTGTCTAGCTTATTTTCAATTCTACAAATGCGACCTTCAAGATTATGCTGACCATTGTTATCAGGCTTGAGCTCTGATAAGTAGTGCTTCACAAGCCACCTGACAGATGCAATAAATGACCCAATAATTGTTATTAGTGCTACTATCAAAGCGGCCATGTCATTGGGGCTCATTCGCTGTTGCGGCCAAAAGCCTTGTCTTGACCATCAAAATATCTGATTAAAGGTGCTACAAGTGCACCTGCCAAGATGGATAACTCCGGGCGCACATCTGCTACCAAAGCCAAAGCTGTGCTGACAGTGGCAGCGGCTACGCTGCGTACATAAGACTTTACAATTGCTTTTTGTTTTGCACTAAGTTTCATCATAATCCTAACTGTTTGATTTTCTGTTTGACTTGCTCTTTGTTCATCTTAATCTCAAAGTGCATCTCATCTTTACGCTTTTTGTAATGACCGCCCCAGGCCAATCCATATTTAGTTATTAGTAATGTGATTATATTACACTGTTCTTTGTTAAATGTATTTGACTTGCCTAATGGATGTTTTAAAGCGTTTAGATCCACCGCTGTACCTGAGCTGTGATTACTTAATACTTTGTCAGATCCTCTGGTCATTCTAAAAGCATAACCCCAGTCATCTAATTGACCTTGATTTATAGGCTCTACAAGTTCATGAAACTCTTTACAAAAGGCGACCAGTATTGGTGCCACATCTTTGGCACAAGCAATCTTTAGTTTAGTGCCAGGTACAACAAAAGACTGTATTTCGATTGCTTTTCTATCTTCACTGGCCGGCCAGCCGTTTGGACTTGTCAGCTCTCTAATTGTTGCCACATTAAATTTTCTTCATCCCAATACCAAAAGCCGTCAATAGGTCTAGGTGTTGGGGCTTGCCAATCAAAATTATCATTTAAAGACCAAGATGGGTATGGCTGTGGTGGAATAAATACATCTGCTTCTTGGTCATAACTGTAACCAATTCCGGCATACCGCCTGCGGATATTGTTATTGTATGAGGTACGCACGCACTTTTGTCCTCTAAAATTACCATACCAAGTTTCAGTATCTAATCCTTCAATTAACTCAGTTTCATCAATACCTGTAATAACTTCGGTAACGATATTATTTTCATCTAAAAATGCGTAATGTGCCATTATGCCCAACTCACATTTCCTGTGCCTGCTGTAATTTTTGTATATTTGAATGATCCTGATGTTGATGTAGAGCCTGTTAAGCCTGCGCCAATAGTAATTGTTAAAGATGATGCGTATTTCAAAATTACAATTCCTGAACCGCCACCTGCGTTTGGAGTTGCATTAGCCGCACCTGCACCACCGCCAGTATTTACAGTTCCTGCGGTTCCACCGCCTGAAGGGGAGCCAACAGAGCCCGCACCACCGCCACCAACTCCACCTGCACCTGCACCTTGCCGACCAGAGGCAGGATGTCCAGCACCGCCACCACCGCCTGCTAGATAATAATTACCACCTGATAATTCACCACTTGTAGTTGTGTTTGCTAATTCATTAGATAAACCAATACCACCAGCACCGCCACCAGTTGTAGGGGCGTTACCGCCGACAGCACCTGCACCACCACCACCACCGCCCATAGAATAATTAACAAAGTCTGTTATATTTTGTCCACCATTGTAACCTTGATTAGCTGTGCCTGTGCCAACAGCACCACCAGTTGAAGCACCACCGCCCGATCCACCAGCTCTACCATCTACATTTGCACCACCTGATGCACCGCCACCGCCGCCATCTGAGGTTATTGTTGAAAAAACTGAATTATTGCCGTTAGTTCCTCTAACGTCGCCACCAGTACCAGTTGCACCACCAGCACCAACAGTAACTGTGTAATTTGTACTTTTCACAATAGTAATTGGTGATAGTGCTGCACCACCACCGCCCGAAGCAGTTACAGATGAGCGATAACCACCAGCACCACCACCGCCACCAACATTAAATCCACCACCACCACCGCCAGCTATGACTGCAAAATTTACTGTCAAATCTGCCGCTGCAGGTGCTTGTGCTAATATGCCCAAAATATTCATCTGTTACTCAGTTACCCTACCGACCACATACCAGCTATCTGTATCTACTTTAATACAAGAGACCGCACCAAAAGTTTTTGTAATTGTTGGATTTGTAGATGTTGTACCAGTTGAGGCGATTGTTACACCTGCTCCTTGTGTAATACTCACAGTGCCCGTAGAGCCAATTTTAATTAGATTAATTACTGATCCAGTTGTAATAGCAACAGAGCTGTTTGGCGGTATCGTAACTGTTGTAGTACCTGTGTTTGAGTATGTTATAAGTTTGTTATCTGCATCTGCAACCACAAAAGTATCAGATGTGGTAGTCACGCCTCTTACAGTCAAATTGGCTATGCTGTTCATCTGTGCAGCTGTTAAAACTTGCCCGGTTACAAAGGTTGCCATGGATCTCCTAGTAGCTCAAAATGTCTTCATTTAATAAACCATCAACGGCTGAGTCTAGCAAAAAACCTACGGCAAAAGGTTGAGCACATGAAAATGTTACAAGAAAAGAATTAGGGGTAATCTGATATTGCACGCCTGCTATCACGCTATCACTAACTACATTGCCTGCAGGTAAGGTTTGGGTGACCTCAACAGGGTTAAAAATATCTAGCTCTAAAGCTGCAGTGACTCTTGCCGGATCCTCTTGGCTATAGGCATCGATAGTTAATGAGTTTAGTTGTATATCGACACCCTGCTCTTTTCTTGAAGCAATGATCATTTGAGCCTGTTGTAGGGCATCTGCCTCAGTCTGCATAATTCCAGACCTAACCCTAGAATGTTGGAAATAATCATCAATGCTTGTCAAATCGCTTGCTGTTTGACCGGTCAGCCCGGCAGGTGTGACTGTGACTTTGTTAATCATTTGAAAATCAGATATATCAAATTCAACCTTTTGGTAAGTAATATCTCCGGACAAAGGCACATCTGAGAATTTTGTCAGGCTGCTGCCTGAGTCTGTAATAATGTCTGATCTTGACATAAACTTAACAAAACCTCTTTCATCAACATACAAAGCACCGGCCTCTGTCTGCTCAATTTCTTGCAAAGCTGATAACAAAGATCTTGAGTTGCCACTGTCTGCCTGCACAGTTGTAGTTGTAGTTGTAGAAATTTCTCTCATACCGCCTGGCCATTCTCCGGCATCTAACAAGCTAGTCACTCTTTGAGCTGTAGTTTGTCCTGCAGTGCCGCCGCTGACTGAGGTTATTGTGGTCAGGTTTAGCAATTGAAAACCATCAACACAATTTAAAGTTACATAAGCAGGGTCAAAACCTGTAGGGCTCTGATAATTCCACTCTTGCACATAAAAAGATCCTAGGCTGTAGTTAATACTATTAAAGGTAGCAGTCATGCGAATTTTGCGCATAGGTTTAATTTTGCCAAACAAAGGTGATGATGTGTTAGCAGGATTAAATTGGCCGGTCTGATCTACAAAAACAATCTTGGCACTGCCACCAACAAATGAGTCAGATGATCTGTTGAAGGCACGCCTTATGTAGCACTGTGTTACAAAGTCTGTTATATCTACTATATCAGCCGCAGCAGTACCCAACACTGCAACATCTAAAGGTGTGGCCGGGTCATCTAAAACAAGAGCAGGGTCAAAACTAGCTCCATTGCTAAAGTCAATCTCAGCTTTAAAAATTGCCGCCGGCATTATCTACCTAGATTACTTAATTGAGTTACAGCTCCGGTGCGGTTGAGGTTGTACAAAACATCTTGGATTACAGATTGTAATTGACCCTCTGAGATAACAGAGCCGGCAACATTAACAGTAACTCTTGTGCCCATTGATCCCATGCGATCTAGTGGGATGACAGCCTCAGCTCCGGCCTCACCAATAAGAGCTTGTGTTGGTCTTGTAACAATACCGCCCTCTGCTAAAGGTACACGCCTGCCACCTGTCAAAGGGTCAATGTCTGGATTGGCTCTAAAATAAGCATCTGCCTGAGCTTGTAATCTAGCTGATGAAGCGGCCAAACCTGATGCAGCTCCTTTGTCAATTCCCATTGCAACAAATTCTTTTTCTAAACTTTTTTTAATTTGATCATATTTATTTGGTTCAAGAATAGTTGGGGTTGGTGCGACCTGAGTTGGTAGTCCGGGTAATTTAATTTGACTTAATAAAGCCAACATCTTTTTTAATTCTTCATTAGCAGCAAACAATTGTGCGATATACAATACAACCTCTGTGTTTGTAACTCCCCATTTTTTGGCTAATTGATCAATTTCGCCTGTGGTTATCTGGCCATCCTCAATTACTTTTAAAACATCTGCATATCTTTGAGCTTCATCCACAGCCTCTTTTGTGCCGTCTTTTAATTTCTGCAAAATCTTTACACGCAGCTCATCTTCGGCTGACAATTTACGGCTTAAAGCGGCCTGTAAGTTAATTCGGTCTAAATCAAACATAGCCTCTAAATCAGCTTTTTTCTTTGACAAAGCGGCTTGAGCAGTCTGCTCTTTTGTAGTTGCTTTTTGTCTAGCCAATATTTGCGCTTGTATTTTGGCCAACATCTGATCTTGTGTTAATTTTTTCTTACCAAACTTTTCCTGCAATTCTAAAGCATCAATAGTTTGTTGAGATAAGCCTAAGTATCCTTTCGCAGCCAAGAATTGCTTTTGTCTTACTTTAAAACCTTCTCTACCAAGATCCTCAAATGTTGTATTTAAGGCAGTTAAGAAACCTTTTTCACTAACTGTTTTACCGAAGCCAATAAGTACATCACCGACACCGCCAGCAACAGACTCTAAAACTGCGCCAAAAGTTCTTAAATTGTCAGTGCCAGTTACTATGTAAGAGGATGCAATCAAAAATCCGTTGCCTAAAGTTTCAGTAGCCTCACCTGCACTAATTTTAAATGATTTTAATTGACCTTCAAAAGTCTCTGTTGATGCTTCGGCTGCACCTGCATACTTATCTAAATTTATTAAAAGTTTTTCAAAACCCATAGCCTTGGCTTCGGCTGCAGTAAAGCCGACTCCTAGAGCTGTGATCCCCTTATAGTTACCTACCGCTGCCTTTGTTATTGCATCCAAAACCTGAGTTAGATCTGCTCCGGTACCGGCTGAGATGTCTAAAGACTTTTGTAATAAAAACTGTGAACTATCAAGATCACCGGTTTGTGCAATTAGTTGTCTTAAGGCCGGGACAAGCTGATCCTCAGTGACATTTGTGACTCTTTGTAAATTATCTATAAAATCTTTTACATTAGGCAGTAATCCGCCGGCACCAATAGACTCTAAAGTCAAGCGTAGAGATTTATCTAATTTTTCTTGAGCTAAGGCTGCAGTTATAGAGCTTTTACCAAGCTTGAGTAACGCAAAACCGGCACCAACCGCACCTGCAAACAGACCAGCCTTAAGGGCTTTTTTGCTTACAGCTACAGCTTTATCAAATCCTTTGAGCTCTTTTGTCGCCCTATCTAAACCCTTTTTATCAAACTTGGTTAGAAAATTGACTACTACATTCTGACTTAGTGCCACAGTTAATCCTTAAAGTTTTCGCCCAGGTATTTTTTTAACACTGTCACAAGGTTAGCATTAACTTGCGATCCTAATTGATATGATGCCCGATAGATAAGCCTTTTTTCAGCTGCTCCACCGGTTGCATTTACTTTAGCTATAAAGTCATCACTAGCATTGCGATTGCGACTAACTCTCCTAGTTTTACCTCTACTGCGTGCCGTACCAAAACCTGCTAATTCATAAATGATGCCTGGCACTGATTTATTTACCAAGGCCAAAGCTGTGACTGCAAAAGTTGTCCCTTTAATTCTTTGCACCTTTGTTTTGGCACTTGTCACCTGGATGCCGGCTCTTACCTCAGCTTGTGACCATTGCCATCTGGATTTGTTTGTTTTGCCATAGGTTCGGCCTCTATGTTCGGTGTCATAAGCCCATCCCCAATTGGTTGGGTAATAAGGCTTAGTCTCACGCCATCCTGGAAAGGGTTGAGAGGGCACAAAACTTTCAGCTAATTTTTCAACAGGTTTAACTTGTTTGCGTAATTCTTTTCTAAATTCTTTTTGTAATTCAGGCTCTATTTTTTTCATTGTGGCCAAGATGCGATCAAGGTCTGCAACATAAACAGCCTTTAAAGATCTATCTACCTCAGCCATTATTTACGCCTCATTGTCTTAGACTGTTGGCTTCTCTCTTGCAAGATTGCTTTGATGGCAAGATAGATTGCCGGATCAACCTCTAATAAATCTTTTGGGCTGATGCCTGTAGCCACCGACACAGATGCAATCTCCCATATCTGTCCATGTCGGTCTAGCCATTTTTTGGTTCATACAACAAATCAACATCTACATACTGATTTATGTAATCATTACCAAACTCTTTGTCTGTTTTGCCTGCCGCTTTTTCAAGAGCATGTGCAAACCACCAAAGATCTGACTCAAGCTGTAATTCAGTTAATCGCTTACGCCATCCTGTTTTAAACTCGGCTTCAAAACCGACCTTGACAGATGGCGTAAGTTCATAAGTAACTTTGTTGCCGTCTTTCTTTGTTATTTCAATCTTGTGCATGTCCCACCTTTTCTTTTTAGCTTGTTGCTTTTGTTAAAGCTGTAACTGGAAAAGTCACACTTGCCGTAGCTGCGCCGTCTGTTGATCCTGAAATGGGTGTCCATTGGGTGATCAAACATGACATGCTGTAACTAGGATTTGTAGCTGTAACAGTACCGGTGACTGGTATCAATTTGATTGCCAGTTTTGACCCGATTGCATCTTCAAAAAGACTGTTCACTGAAGCTGCCGCAAAATCGTTGAACAGTTCTAAATTAACAGATGAAACTTCAACTCCACCTATCATATTTTGTACTGTGTCATTCATGGCAGTTATAGTTACTGCCTCAACTTCTCGGTTTAAGCTTACAGTGCTGACAAATGAAGATATGGTTGAGGTACCTACAATGACAGCTACTTTATTACCCATAAATATGGCCATATTTTTCCTTTCGCTAACCTATCAACTCTACTGCGTACTGATAACTTAGGTAGTCAATACTAGCGGATGTTATTGTGCCTGGAGATGCAGACACAACTCTTAAAGTTTGCACTGCACCGCTTAGTGTTTTATCAGCCTCAACAGCGGCTTTAATTGAGGTTGAACCGGATGAGCTGAGTAGCCCATCCAATCTTGATTGCCCATCTTTTTCACTCATTCTACCTACCATGACAATTATGTTGCAGGTAGCAAAATCAAAACCTCTGTTTAATGTGTAGTCATAGTTCATAGACAATTGGCCGATAACTGCAAAAGCATTATTGGTTGGCACATTTGTAGAGTCCGGCACATAATCCAAAACCCTTAAGCCTGTGATCGCTGTAAGAGCTGTCTTTAAATTTGTTCTAACTGTACTTGGTACCATTTAGGCTATTGCAATCTTTTGATAAGCTCTAACCATTTGAGATACATCTCTGCCTACTGGAGACATGCGTATCACTCCTAGATCACCAAGACCTAGCACTCCACCCGGAGCATCTTTACGCTTGTATAGATCAGCTGTAAGAATTAGGCAAGCTACATTGACATCACTAGGTACAGATGGCCAGCCAAACCTAGCTGTAACCTGTACGCCCGGGCGTAAGCCGTTTTGTGTTAGGCCAGGGAAGATAGGCCATGACTCAGTATTAGAGACCATTGTCAATTGTGTAAAGGGTCTGCCCAGTGCTGCAGCTGTAAGCGGATCCATAATAAAATCTGTGTTTAAAGTTAGAGTCTTTGTATAGGTGCCATTGCCGCCTTCATCTACTTTTACTATAAGGCCATTTGTACTACTAATGTCATCTGTATAAACAAAGATGTCTGAGTAAGCTCTATAAAGGCGTGTTGTAGCTGCGGCATCTGCATAAAATCTACGATTGGCAATCTTGTCAATAGAGCGTGAGGATGACTCAACTAAAGTCTCAAGTAGGCTGTCATCTGTAGTATCTGAAATAGACAGGTAAGCCTTTATGCCGGCCAGTGTTGCATATCCATTTGTTATAGCCATGGTTGGTATCCAAAATCTGTAGTGCTCTGGGACATTAAGCAAACTCCAATTCTTAAATACCAACCATAGTTAGGATCTAAGCCCCCTGGAAGGGTAGGGGGCTTAGAAGCTTTACTTTAGAAGCTTGGTGTTGCCAAGCCGGTGCCGTTAATTTGTGCAATTGCTTTTGGATAACGCTCAGCTGTAAATGCTGACATTCCGAATAGCACAATATTAATTGCTACCTTGCCGTTTGGCTCTTCAAATGTGACATAAGTAGGTGCATTTGTCTCTTCAAACAAGTGACACTCATTTAGATCTACAACAAAGATTGTGTCTTGGTTTGTAGATGCGCCGACATTTGTCGCAATATTGGCATCAACAATAATTGGCAAGCCAAGTATTGAATATCCACTTGCACCATACGCAGGTGTTCCATTGCCAGTACCCATTGCATTAACTGGGTTATAGGCGTTTGGTACAACCAATGGGCGGTTTTGTCCATCAATGCCTGATAGGAAAAATCCTAGACGGCGTGGGTGCATGATGATTGCGTTTGGATTTACAAAGATATTGCTTTGAATTTGTTGGATCGCATCTGCAAGCTTTGGATATAGACCTGACACTGTACCTGTGGTAGCTGTGTAAGTTACCAAAATACCGCTTGTCATTGTCTTGAGACCTAAAGGCTGTCCATTAGATCCGCTGCCGTTCAGGATCGCATCATCAAGCTTTGTGTTATAGGCTCTAATTAAATCACCTAGAACAATTGACTCAATGTTATATCCACGCAGTAAGGCTTGCTTTGATACTGAGGCTTGGCCAGAGATTGTATTCACATCCACTGTCAAGGTTGTATCTGACATGTCTTGTGAGACTGCAGCTGTGTTTTGTGATGTCTGATAAGCAACTGTATTACCGGTTGAAATCTTAGACAATACAACACTCATGCCTTGGTTAGGTAAGGTGTGTTTGCGAGCTGCATCTGCAAATGGGCGACCAGCTCTAGCTAGTGGCGCATATAGATCAACAAGGTACTGTGGTACTACAAGACCTGCAAATGAAGATGTGCTAACTGCACGCTTCTCAACAGCCATTTCTCTTTGATGGCGTTGAATACGCTCTAGTGCATCACCATCTGTTTTAAAATGGGACTTGAGTGCATCTGTCATAAAGTCATTACCAGAGCGTGTTGAGTAAGTAAGCTCTTCGCTTACAACGCTGAACCCACCGGCTCTTGACTCTTTCTTTGGCTCTACATTCGCATCAACTTTGGCTGCTAATTCAGCTGCCTTTTGATTGCGAATTTCAATATCGGACATCTGCTCAATTCTTTCATCTAACTTTTTTACTTCAAGGTTAAGTGCCTCTACATTGGCAAGTTCAACCTCTGATAGATCCCGGGCTTCTTCAGCCGCACGCTCTACTGTTGATGAAATAAGAGCAGTCTTTGTTTCACGCTTCTCACGCAGAGAGGCTAGAAATGTATTAGACATTTTTCTCCTATAAATTAGTTTGGTTTGTTTGAGAAGGTGTAACACGCTGCAATGCAGGGTTAGGTGTTCTACGATTTATATTATATCTGTTTTTTTAAATTTTGTAATATCAAAACAGCTGTGTTGTATCTAGGTTTGTCATCCTCTTCATCATCTTCTCTGTCTTGGTTAGCTATATTTTCTGACCAAGTTTTACCAGGGTCTCCACCCCATAGTGCCCAGGCAATCCTGCCGTTTGATGGATAACCCTCTTCACCTGGACTAAAACCCTCAGCTTGTTTATCTACTTCATGTCTTGCAAAAAAAGATACCATGCGATTGACTGTCTCTAAAGGCAGGTCTTTACCGCCGGCAATATCCCGACCCCTAGCAATACCTACCTCAGTGCCACCTCTACCAAACTCTTTACGCCAATCAAGACCCCTTTGTGCCTCTGCCCTCATAGCTGCTGTTGGTGTATAGCTTTCGGCTCTAGCTTGATTTTGAGCCGCCCATCTGTTGCAATAATAATTATCTTTAACATTAGCATCCCACAAATCACAATAACCTGCCTCATAAAAATAACAGTTTGCGCAATTACGACCCTCTGGCACATCTTCGCTAGTTGCTGGTCTATAGTTTTCTGGTAACTCTCTTGTACCAAACTCTGAAATGTTTATAGCTGTCAATTGTTCATTGGCTTGTGCTTCGGTTTTGTGACAGCCTAGTAACTCATTGCCTTCATCTTTTACTACTG